CAATATATAGGAATGCCTGGAATATTTGTAAGAACCTCAAGAGTATCAATTGTCTTAAATGTAAGATTGTATCCCGCCGCAGTCAAATTCCCATAAGGATTCGGAGTGGCAGAGGTGTTTAGATATAGAAAAAATGAATTAATCTTATTCACTTCTAAATCTACATCACCTACATCTTTGAAATAATTAGGATCATAATTATTAACAAAAGGAATAAACTGCACTATTGACCCTGTTTTTTGGAGCTTCGGGAATTTAAAGTTCTCTGAAATCTCAATAATCCCCTTTCGCGTATATTCCGCGAGATTCGCATCAGACACAGTACGTCCCATTAAAAGCCTTCGTATTGTTGGATACAAATCAGATACTATCATAAAGACTCCTAAAAGACATAAATCGTAGCATTCGCAGTTTTATCACTGCTTTGCAGTACAATCTGTTGATCTGTAGGAACAGCAGTTCTATGAACAGAGACAGAGGCTTTATCTATATCCATAATCTGAAATCCTACCGGCTGTCTTCCTAATCCATGCATGATGGTTAAATTTCCACTTGAATCCCAAGTATAGCTCTCGCTCGATCCATTCGCACCAACTCTAAAGAGAACTCCGCTAGAGTTTCCTTTATCGAAGGTATTATATACCCCAGCGGAGTTCTTCCCCGTTGGTGTACCCATGTCGATACCCCCGGACAAAGTTCTATCGACACTTTGCGCCCAACGGAGATGTTCAGGAGTAATCTTAGCTTGCATATGTTGTGAGGATATATTTTTCATACCGGCCTCTGATTAGGATCAAATGATCCGAACATAGCAAGTTTAGCAATCTTAAAGATAGGCTCTGAAACAATAGGCCAAGGGATTAAAGGAGTATAGGCAATTCCTTGAGATGGAACATCTACATGAACCTGTGGTGCTTTCAATGTTACTGCTATTCCATTTACATCAAATACTTGATACTCTTCATAATTCCCTGGTCTCGCTGCTGCACCGAAGATAATAGTGCTGTTAAAAGCTCCTTGCACAAATTCCGAAGCTCCTGTATCTGGATTTATCTGATACCCATCTATAGAAAAGTTTACTGTCATTCCAGATACTCCACACATTAGAACATAGAGAGCATCTATAGTGATATCTCGTCCTAAAGATATCTCCTCTTGTGAAAACCATACGTGCGCTTTCTGTTGTAAAATTCCTGTTTGAACAGGGTTTAAATAGTAAAGAAGTGGTACTTGATAATTGCCTCCTACATTCTGTTGACCATAGAAAACGCTTTGTTTTGTTTGATATGATCCATCATGCCCCATTGTTTCATTCCATGCTAAAGATGCACATTTTAAAATACTCCATCGTGTAACCGGCGCTGTAGAACTTTCCCCCGGAAAGATTGGACCAAGATTAAGTTTCATCCATGTGCCATTTATAGGACTATATACATATACAATTCCTTCGAGATTAATATAAAATGATGTGTCAACCTTCTGATTTATAGGAACTGACATAGCTTCTACATTTACTTTATTATAATACGCATCATCCATAGGGGGAGGATTTCCAATAATAGTAAATGGATACCCTGGCAGCGGAGCTTCAGATAATCTATTAGAAAGCGCTATTAATTGGGGATAAAGCACTTCTAATATATTATCTCCAACTGCCTGTGGACTCTGTTGAAGTATAAAGATATTAGATGTGCCTACATAAAATCCCAATTGATCAAACTGTGTCCACAGATTAGTGCTAGGACATCCCTGCCCTTCTTTAGCTAAAGCAACGTGGTTTATGTCGAAGGGGATGGAAGCTCCTTGGAGTACGCTCGCGTAACTTAAACCTTCTGCTCGGAGGATGAAGGCCACAGAGTTGCTTACAACTAGTCCAGTAAGCATATCTGAGATATCCCCAATCTGTTCTCCACCCGCGCCAGTTACCAAGCCTGTTGGATCTAGAGATTCCCATTGTGAATAATTCCCTTCTGGAGCACTCCACGAAAACCATAAATGCGGATTATCAAAAGATACAAGATTTTGGCTATGATCAATTCCCCATATTGCACCCACAGAGATAAGATGTCCAGCCATTTTCTTCAAAACTCGCGCACCCTCATACTGCGTGAGAAAAGAGAATTGCTTTGTTTTATTACTATATTGTAACATATAATTCGCAGGCCATCCTGCAAGATAAAGAGTATCTCCAACAGTTTCCCATGTAAGATTCTTTATAGGTTGTTGCGCATAGGTACTTCCATCTGTTCCGCCTGTAAAAGGAGAGATTGAGATAGCAAATGAAGGTTGCGTGAAAGGATTAGCATCTTGAAAATGCTGCGGCGGTACTGCGGGATTACAGAGAATAAAGGATAAACCTGTAGTAAGAGGATAATAACCGAACTCTTGAACAGTTACTCCTCCAGAAATATTTAGCGCATTTCCTAATGATCCATCTACAGATCCATAGCCGCCCAGAGTTCGCGCAGTTAAATGTATAAGATTCGGATTTCCTCCATCTACCGCAGCTGTAAATGGATACGTTGCAGTAGTATTAATCATATTCGCTATAGCTCCCGCTAAAGCTGCGGGTGTAGGAATACATGTAGGAGGACCAGAGGCAGGAGTATTACATTGAATAAATCCAGCACCGCCGCCTGGATTATAAGAATTCCCGAAGAGAAGTGTTGTATACGGAGTACCGCTCGATGGAGTTCCATTCACCGTATAGTTCCACTGACACACTTCATATAAAACTCCACCATAAGCATAAGGTGGAGCCTGTGTTCCGCCTGCGCCGGGATGTAGAGTAAACTCTGGAACTGTTTGATTTACAGTGAATGGACTCTTATATGATACCAATATCGTTGCTTGAGCATTTTGTCCCGCAATTGGAATATTTAGTTGCGGAACAGCAAAATTATGCTCTACCCACCCTGTTCCATCTTCATATATAATTAATCTATAATTCCAATACCCATTTGTATCTATCGCAGGAGCTACAAAAAGCGCCCAATTCTTAACCACTCCATCGCATGGAAGTTTTCCCATACCTAAAAGCAAACCGGGAACTGTTGCATTCGCAGCAAGAGGATATGTAACACCTGTTAATGGAGGGAATGCGTTATTATTTAAATAACAAAGACATAATTCATTATCTACGATCAAAAAATTGGAAGCATCTGCGAAACATCTTGGATCTATGTATCTTGGAGCCTTAGAAGCATCTATTCCCCCGAATGGTGCCTCCAATCCTCCATAGACACATTCGAACCCAACCATTCCATTATCTAGTTTGGTTGTCTTAATCTGCCCCATAAATGCTTCCTTAATTTTCCCGCTCAGGGAAGCTTATTTTCCTGTTCCTAAGAACAATTGAACCTCTCCATGTGGCAGACTTGTTATTGTAACCGGCCCTGAAAGCCAGCCGAGTTCATATATCTGAACATGTCCGCCTGTAGGAAAAACCCAATCATATTGTCTACCAGCTTCATCTACCATTGAGAAAATGTCCGCTGCCGTACCTCCAGTCCAGACACCTCCCTTCACCTTAAAGTTCGCGAGAGGAATAGTTCCGGTCGTGACTAATCGCAAGATGCGTCCGCTATAGTCATTAGTTCCTGGAATCGCCATAAGCGCTCCTTTAGCAGAAGTTATAAGAGCAGTGAAGAACAATTCCTTGAAATTGAAACGCATTCGAGCCTGTAGGCGTGGATGTGAAACGTGCTACAACTTCTGTATCTGGGAGAATTATGAAAGAGGGAGTAGCGACCACAATATTCTTTTTATTCCATTTCGATCCATCTCCCGGAGGAGTTGCTATAAGAGAGAGTCCATTGTTGCCATAAGCAATAAGATCCGTCACTACTGGAGCTTGTTGATTTCCAGCAGCGTTATCTCCTAAAAATTGGATGCTCTTTAACCCAAACTGCACATTCGTTTGAGCAGCGAAGTTCGTGTGAAGTACATCGACAGAATTAATTTTAATTCCTTTTGCTATAGGCCCGCTCTGTGCTCCAACACGCGTTGGCATTCTAGATGATGGCATTGGAGGGATATTTTGTATTCCTAAAGGATCACTTGTTCCAGAGATACTCGATGGTCCAGGTTGTGGACGCACAATATAAGGAGATCCCGGCGGCGCACTTGCAGCTGCAACTACTCCTAACGTTCCAAATGCTTCCTGCATCAAATCTGGATTAGAATATATCCCCGTCCTTTTCAATACCGCTCCACAACTCGCGTAACAATCTAATGCAGCATTGTTCCATGAAATGAAGAGATTTCCACTCTCTGATCCAAGCACAGCACCTGTGCTTGATCTCCAACTTGTTAAACCAATAAAAATCTCCATATCCGTAAGTGGAGTATCTGAAAGATACATTCCATCAGAATTTGGCATAAGAATTCTCCTTTACGCAAAGTTATAAGAGCATTTCAAAACAGCACCATAGAACTTCGCAGTTCCAGCACCTGTTGTAATTTTAGTATAGAATTGAATATCTGTCCCTGGAGATATGAGCATTGCCGGATTTGTTACAGGTATATTCTTTCGTGAGACTGCCGTTGTTCCTATTGGTGTCACTGTAAGTGGAAGCCCATTCTGTCCCAAAGCAATCAAATTTGTCTGTACATATGCCTGTTGATCTGTATATGTGAGTGCTAATAAAGACACAGTTATAGCTGAAAGCGCAGAACCTATAACTGTATACAAAAGATCCATCGAATTAATCTGCATTCCTTTTGCTATAGGTACTAAACGTGGACCTTTCAATGTAATTAAATTTGCTCCCATAAATGGAGGAAATCCAGTTATTCCCTCTGCATCCACTCCAGAAATACCAGTTCTCTTAAGAACTGCAGGCACATTTGCATAAAAGGATATAGCAGCGCTCGCGCCAATTCCATAATTCAATAATCCTGCACTATACCCAGGAAGCGAGGCACTCAAATCCTTTACCTGCTGAGGAGAGATAAATATCTCTGCATCATTTAAAGCAGTATCAGCAGTCCAAACATCTTCAGAATGTGGCATTTCATGCCTCCTTAGTTGAAATTATAAGAGCATTTTAGAACAAATCCATGCACTGTTATAGTACATCCCGCGCCTGCTTGAAACGCGGGAGCGATTATAAGATCCGTATCATATCCCGAAATCATCGCAGGAGATGGAATCGCAATATTCCTTCTATATGGATTCCCTCCAGTACTAATTGCCGTAGGCAAACTATATGCCCCTGTTGGAAGAATTAAAACTGGAGTTACAACTGCACCATCTACGAATGGAGTTATATACGCTGTCATTGTAATTGTAGTCGCTGTTCCACCTGCGACGGTATAGATTACATCGAAGGAATTTAATTGTATTCCTTTCGGAGTTGGTCCAGAACTTGCGCCACCCGTTCCAATCAGCGTAGCTAAAGCATTCGCTTTTGTTGGAGGATAGCCGCGAATTCCTTTTGGATCACTAGTATATTGTACCCCGCTTGGTCCAGGTATGCCCGCAGCTGTACCAAATTGCTCCTGCTGCAAAGCAGTAGATGCTAAAATCCCGCTTCGTTTCAAGACATTATATACCGATAATACTGGATTACCTGTAGTTCCCGCGCCAATTACACTCACAATATTCCCCAAAGCTCCAATCTGTGATGCAGGTGTGCCTAAGCCTAAATCTTTCACCATTCCCATATCACAGAAAATTTCCATATCAGGAAGAGCAACATCACACTGCCAGTATTGATCTGTATTCGGCATCTTAAATCTCCTATAAAATGAAGTCCTCTTCTTCCACAAACGTATCTGGATTCCTTAACTTCTCTGCTGGTGCGTATTCCTCTTTACCATCCGCGAGAACTTGAGCAATTTTTATCTCTCTTTCTCCTAGAAGATTCTCATCAATGCAATATCTATTACATAGAAGAAGTCCTCTTTGCCATGACATCTCATCTATATGCGTCTTCCTATCACACCTCGCACAATAATGCCAAGGACCACGTAAAAAACTTCGCTTTACGCCAAGAGTACTCATAGCTTTTTACAAAATGCGGTGGGAATTGTAGGGAGCAGGAGCTACTCATCCCCACCGCTCCGCGAGACTAGCCCACCAGCTCTACGGACCTTGTGTCCTTAATTTCAAAAGCATCTTTGCAAATCTCACAGAATTTTTCCATTTTCTGCTCCTTGAGTTGACTGGTAAGGTGCATTTTTTGTAACCCCTTTGTTTTCAACACCTCGCCAGCGTAAGTCGTTGATTCCAAAGGACTTAGGGTCCCTGAGTCCCCCAAACTCCCTGCCATCTTGTAGCACCCGCGCTCATTCTCAAACGAGTTTTCTGCTTGATTGCATCGGTATCAAAATCATCATCAAAGTCCGTGGAGGGACGTTCGCGATGATATACTCGCAGCGAATGATCTGACTTCGCAGCGACTAAATACCAATTGCTCGGAGAGTTGAGCCACGGAATCTCAAGATTTTTGTAATCTTCCGGGAGCAAACTGTTAATTGTATTATCAGCGGTGTACGGTTTCCCCGGAGATCCAAGAATCTCGCGAACTAGAAAGCGCAGCTCTGGAGGAGTTATGAGATTTTCCCAACGTAGACGAATAGGAAATCCCATATTATCAATCATTCTTGCCGCGTGATTTGTAGCAAGCTGTAAACCAGCTACGCTAAAATCTACATCCACGCTCGGACGATTGGGCCAAGTACCAGCAGTTGTTATCACGCCTGCCGCACCTGGTGCGAGTGCTGTAGCAGAGGGACCACCTATAAGTGGATGCGTGTTATAGAATAAAGGATTTCCGTCAACTGCCGTAACACTTGAGGTAAATCCTTGATTGAACACGTTCCATGCAATCATTTCCTGCGTAAAGGCAGCAGAGCGCGCAAGAAGTGTTGGTCCCTTTTTTCCAACCAATCCATACTTATCATCATCGTAGAGTTCTCTGGAAGTTCTAATTCCTAGAGAATAAGTTAAGTGGATGAATCTCTTCGATCCACCCTGCTTCATCTCTGTGTAAGCAGTTGAAGCATCTTCAGGCTTCTCCTGAAGTGCAGAGATTCCTGCCATTTCCAGCTCTTGCTCATACTGAGAATCAGAAGTCTCTTCATTAAAGACCTTCGGATAATCAGATGCCTTAAGCTGTGAGTCGAGACTATCAAAATATATCTTTTTTAATCCCGGCTGCATTAGTTGTGGAAATTTCGCCCTA